GCGCCTTCATGATGTCATCGTTATCAAATAACCCGTTGAATTTAGCTGCTAATTGGTCGGCTTCGCGTTGTAGCCCAATGAGCATATCACCTTTACCGATGTTGTTTAGTGAACGGCTAAGGTCATTGGCCACCTGTGTAGCCTCGCGAAATTCATCAGTCGCATCGCCGACAAATCCTGATACAGCATTCATAGCAGTTTGAAACAAGGCCATGCCACCACCAATACCCAAACCCATCGCTAAACTACTCCCGAATGATGATACCTTGCTGCCAAATGACTGAGCCTTAGTTGACATCGCAGCCAACTGATTATCGACCTTGCCTAACTCCCTGAGTAATGCCTGAACATTTGCGGGATCGTTTGTCTTTCTGAGCTGTTCGTATAAGTCCTTTTGTGAGCGCCGTAGTTTTTCTGTAAGGTCTAATTGCTTTTTTTGCGAAGTCGTAATGTTATCCGCAGCGGTCTGCATCTTCTTTAGTTCGCCTGTAAGCCGTTGAACCTTTGCGGGGTCATTTGTTTTGCGTAGTTGGTCCTCTAACTTTGCGCCGCCGGTCCTGAGTTCGTCTAATACTTTATCCTGATGCTTCATTTCATCAGTAACTTGCTTCAACTCCTTTAGGTTTGAATCCCAACTAATTCGGGCGATTGCGTCAAATATTTCGGCCATAAATAAACCTTTGTTTAGATTTACTCAGTTAAATAGGCCGAAGCACGCCAACGGTTACAAAATTAAACCCTTTCTATGGAATTATTTTCTTTTTTTTGCGTTCATGGCCTCAGACCTGTTTTTATCCGACTTCTGTTTGGCTTCCAACCGTCGCACCGCTTGTGAATTAGCGTATAAGAATTGGTAAAACGCTTCGACACTCCATTTCATTACCTCTTTGATTTCAGAGGGTTTGCGGTCTGCAATGGTGAAGATAAGGTAGTTGTTTTCTTCAATACGCGCCTGTATCTCTAATCCAATGTCGGCAACTGACTTTGGCGCTCTTTTACGGCTTGGAATACGGCTAATATATCGCTGTTGGATATATCCGCTGAGTTGTTGATGTAGGCGAAGGCCTTTGTGATAAAAAAATCCCGATTAGATTCGTCCCTCCTCCAAACCTCTTTTTTCTTCTTTTGAAATTCAACATCCATTTCAATGGGTTCATCATCCATCATGAAGTAAACACAGGCTAAATCTTCGTAATGCTGCATTTCCGCTATGCGTTTGATTCGGCCTTTAATGTTTTGCCCGATAGCAATACAATCCTGCTTTAGTTGCTTGATGTCATTGATTGTCATAGCGCGGTCGATTAGTTCAGACATCATGTTATCAAGAAAGTCCTCAGATATCCCCATCCTGATGTATAACTCCTGTATTTCGGCCTCCATGTAGCGTTGATAAAGGATTTCATCCGCCTGATGGATTTCATAAAACTTATGGCCGTCTATGACCTTAACGGGTTCACGCCTCAGTTGTGGGTGTATTGCCTCCATTGGTTAGTTTGTTTAGTTGTTCTGTGATTCGGTCGCGTTCAGTCCCGGGCTTGTAATACGGCAGGATATAGTTCAGAATGCCGGGCCAACCATTGATGATATAAGCAGACCGCATGCGTTGATAGTGGTCAAGATGTTTAACCGCTTGGGGCATCTTTCCTGCTTCGATTAGTACATTTTTAGGCAATAGCTTTGCCATGTGCTTCATCTCAACTCTGACCTCCTTAGTTATGCCTGCTACAATCATGCGCGGTTGTATCTTACTACGTTAAAAACGCCGTTATGAATCAGTATCGTATCTGTGTTGTTATACAGCCTGAGTTGAAACAATCCAGTCATGGTTGTGTCTGTTATTTCTGTGAATTCGATATATGAACTACCATCACCATGACTCATTGTATAACCGATGTTATCATGCTTTGCCCATGCATAAAACGGTCGCTGTGGACACGTCCAGCTATCTGAATCGCTATAACAACCGGTTGTGAGTGTATCGGTAACGATTTGAAATGAAACCCCGTTGTATGCATTACCGGGCTGTGCTTGACTGAATACAAACGGCTGGCATGCTGTAACAGAACCCAACCAACCGAAGCTACCTGTTGACCATGTAACGGTATCGGTCTGATTAACAACATAGGAAATCGAACCCGACACAGGCGGTAATTGGTAGTTAGGATTGCTCGATTGATTGCATGACAAAGCGAGGGCAAACAGCCCTATTAATAGGTATTTCATAGCTTAAAAGTTTTCATATAGTCATTGAGATAGGTAGTTAATAGATATAAGAATCCATCAGTTAAGTGCATACCATATTCGGTATTCCCTGATGTCTTAAACATCTTATCTTTACCCTCCTCAGTCGTAGCCAACTCAATATCAGCTATTAAGTCAACGGTTCCGACTGGGCAAAAGTACAACTTTGGATGATTCTGCAAAATAGTATTTACAAAAATCCTGATTTCTCTCCATGCATTCTCGCCGGAATAGTTGATTTGGCACTTATCAATCTGATTCAAACTAATCTTTAACGCCTCCCTTATCATGGTGTACATCGTAGCATTCGGGCTGTTAAACCCTTGATTCCGGTTGTGGCCTGATGGGTCACCGGTTACCCTTAAAACAGCACCGGGGAAATCAGTAAGTATGCGCTGACATAGTTGTGATATGGTGCAGTTGGGTATCTTATACGACTTCAAAACAAATATAAACGCACCCGGAACCAATTGAGATACGACGCACGTAGCAGGGTCAATATTAAAATCAAAACTGAGTATAAGTGGGAACGCTGGGTTAAACGGTATGCGTTCAGGGTACACATGCCTTGATTTATCGAATGCGTAGAACCACGGGTTTTTGTTTTCAAAGCTATTCCAATCTCCTTCAATCATTCGGGCCTTGATGTCGGGTGGCATCCGGTTCCACACCTCCCATTGTTGCTTAGTGTTTGACGGCTCATTCGTCGGACTAAGTGGCACGAATAGTTCCGATTGTGGTAATGTTCCCGATTTGTAAGGCGTATATATTTCTTTTTTTATCCAACCGGGATGCGGGTTACAGGTAGTCAATACAAGCGGGTTCGGTTCATCAGGGATATGCCACGATCCGACACGCTGCAGAACCGCGTTATAATATTCAAAACTCACGTCCTCTAATTGGTCAAAGAATGCGCCGTTAATCTCAAGCCCTAAAGTATCTGTGAAATCCTTATCCCTGCTTTCGTTGGCGCCTATGAAAAATATCCGCGCGCCGTTTGGTTTGTACAACAAATGATAGTTAGACCTTGACTTGCTCCAATGCCATTTCTTTGAGCCTCTTAATATCTTTGAAAATGTTTCAATCGTTGTAGATTCAAGGATAGTTAAATCCTTCCTATGAACGCTCCATTTGCTTAGTGGGTATTGAATTGCCAACGTAATCAAAGCAAGTGAATTGGTAACGGTTTTGCCGCCCCTAATTGCACCGCCTGAGTGAATCCTGTTATATTGGTTAAGCCCCTGCGCTGCGCCTATAATGGTTTGGAACAGATTGAATTGTGTGGGCCTATCTTTAAAGCTAAATTGCAATTTATCCAATTGTGATTTTTGCGCCGTTTGGTAGTTCTAAGACTTGATGCTCTTTGTCTTTGCCTTCGGAGTCGGTTTCCGCTATTGGCGTAACCACCTTACCATAAGCGCGGTCTAATAGAAGTTCAGCGGCCTTTATGTCACCATCTAAAGCCCGTTTCTTAACCGCTTCCAATATCTGCTCAGCGGTTTGTATCCCGTTCTTATCTTCGGTGGACATTATTTTTTTCATCAATTCTTTTAATGCTGGGATTTCTTTAGGCCGTCCGTTCGGGTTTCCTGATTGGCCTTTTTTGAACGGCGTCCCTTTACCGACTACGTTTTGTGGGTTTGGCATAAATGGACTGTTTTAGGACTGTTTCACTTTGAAATACAAAGCAAATATAAACTATATTTCTCAAAACCAAACAAGCCCCTAAAAAGGAGCCTGCTTAGAAAATGATAAAACAACAATTGAAAATGGATTGGGCAAAGGTAATTAATAAATCCAAATAATACAAATTAAATCCAATACCATTGCGATATAGATTAGGTAATTGATTCCTAAATAATACTTTCGTTTCATCTTCTTTTCATTGTGTTCGATTACCGGAACGGCTGCGAAAAGTAGCAGCAGGATTGTTAGGAGGAGTTTCATTTGATTATTGTTTTTGTTTTTCTGTGAATAATTCAATAGCTTTTTGTGGGGCGCTTATACATAGCTTATAAAGAATGTCATCTATTTCCGCTATGGACAATTGCTTGTTT